TTTTTTTTTTTAAAACAAATAAACTGTTTCCCCAGGAACTCAATAGAGTTTCCACAGACTTGCGTCTGGATTACACCTCAGAAGTGTATACTTGCAACATTCGTTTGTCGGTAAGGTAAGTCCTTGCTTGCTTGAAAGTCATCTGTGATAGCCCCTCAGCCATTCTGATGATCTCTCTTGCGTAAGTCAATGACCAGTCAAACCATTTTGCCGTCAACCTTGCGGATGCTTCGGGATTCTCCCGATACGGTCTCACGACCTCTTCGAGTGATTCGATGTATGTAGCCCAGTTCCCTGGTGTTGCAGTCACGAAACTAAAATCCTTGTTGCAGAATTTCTGCATCACGCATGAAGGATTCGCACAATACCAGTCTCCGTCGAAAAAGTAGTTGCAAAACTCTCCGACGTCCTCACTCAATATTACCTTCAATGGTGTTGGGAAGAATAGATCAAAGAAAGATCTATCCATTCTCGCCGATTTGGTTGGGAATTTCACTATGGTGTCATCCCCTTTGAACGCCATACACTCCGGGCGATCCATGAATATCATCGCTATGATTATCATCATCATCAAAATGTTGCCGATCATGGTGTCAGGTAAGCCAGACCTTCTTTGGCCCTTGATTCTGTCAGAAACCGTTTTCGCTCCGACGGCTGAATTCAAAACTGCACTCTCATTGAAATCTGCATCAGTTGTGGCCCCTTCGTACTTCATACAATCCGTCCAAAGCGTCCCTTGGCAAGCGTATTGCTCGAATGCGAACAGCAAAGTCTTGTTAGGGCAAAACATGTACCAAATGTATGTTTCCCACTTCCTCGTGTAAACAGACTGAGTTGAGTCATAATTGCTGGCGTCACCCATCCAGTAGTACCTAGCTGCAAATTTCTTGAGGAATTCGAAGACTTCTTTGTCAGAGCTTCCGTCTGCGATCAGCACATTAGTCTTCAGACAGATCATGAGTATTTCCCTCATGGTTCTAAACAATGTCGAAAAGAGTATGTTGATGTATTTCTCCGCTGCTTCTATG